GCAACCTTTTCGCATTCCTTCAGAACCAATTCGGTGAACTTTTCAAGGGCTGATCCGTATGCCATTGAAAGCCTAACTTCTCCGTAGTTGTCAAATTCTGTTTCAATGCCTGCCTGTTCGGCAAGTTCTTTGATTCGTTCGTTCATCATTCAACTCCGAAATGTTTCTTAACTGAATCCTGATAGATAACTTCATCACCAAATTCCCTGTCAGTGTCATACGGGACTAACCGCATTACTTCTAAACATTCCTTGACAATCAACTCGGCGAATTTTTGGCTATACTTATCTTGATCAAAAGCGATCAGATATTCGCCTGTCATATCCCTTGTAGAGGCATACTCTCTAGCTTGTTCTGCCAGTTCCTTGATTCGTTCGTTCATTCTTCAACTCCGAAATGTTCCATGAGTCTCTCGCCCAGCAAAGTTTCAATAGTTGCCTTATCGGTAATGTAGTTAGCACACTCCCGCACAATCAACTCGGCGAACTTTTCACGACTGAATTCTTTACCCGTTATTTCATAAACATAACCGCTACTTGGATCCCTCCAAGGTTGTGTAACTTCAACATAAGCCTGAAGTTCAAGTTCCTTAATTCGTTCGTTCACGCCAATACTCCTGTAACGCCTGTATATGCACCACCCGAAGTGATGCGAGCACTCGGATACTTTTTTAACAATGCTTGAACCAAAGTATTGTAATCAAAGTCTCCTTGAACGGAGACATAAGTCTTGCCATTCCGAGTGCGTTTAGAAAACTTCAGTTCGTTCATGCCAGTGATCCTTCAACTTCTTTTTCTACGATTTGCCAAACATTCCACCCTTTGACGGCAGCCACATGATGTTGGGCTTGTTCTAGGGTTAGGAACACCGTTTCGATTTTATCGTTACGAATAACGATATATACTTTCACGCCACTTCCTTTTGTTCAATGACACTACCAGTAACGATAGTGCCGCCATAAAGTTGCTGATACAGTTCTGCCATGTCCTTGAGATAGAAACACATAATCTTACCTTTGCGAGTAATCAGAGTGTATTTCATCGTCGTTTCCATTTGTCAGCGTATAAGCGTATTATACAGGAAATGGGATTTATTATCAACCTTCCATCTGAAGCCTGGCCAGGAACTTACGCTGCTCGTCCAGTTCCGTTCGACGACGGTCAGCCTCAGCATCCATAGCCTGCATAGCAGCCTCGTCAATCATAGCGATACGGGGATCGGCGGGGTCCATCTCCATGCGAACCATACGCTCTTCCATCATGTTGCCAACATCTTGCCCCACGTAAGGGTTAGCAGGACGCTCCCACTCACCGTTGACCTTGACCATTTCAGTCTGGGGTTTATAGACACCACCTTTAGGACCGCCCGACTTGACTGCGACAGCCTTAGCAGCAGCCTTGGCTTGAGCAGCCTCAAGAAGTTGACCAGCGTAGATTTCGATCCGCATCTGGCCAGTTTTCATCTTGGCGCGCCAGTACGCGACCTGCTTGGGGCTCAGGTAGCCGCGGGCCCGGAAAAACTTCGCCATCGAAGTGCCCATGTGAGCGTGACACGGACGAAAGCCTCGACCGTTGTTGTACTTGGTACTCTCCGAAGCCTGCTCATCCGCCGTCTGACGATCAGCCAGAACCACCAGGGCGCGGGCGATAGCGCGGTCGTTCGTGCGGAGAAGATTGATGATTTCAGCTTTGGTAACCATTTGGATCAGTTCCTGTTCGTTCAGTGTATAAAGCTATTATACACCCAAACCGATTATTTGTCAAGATCCACTTTGATCCAACGCAGAACTTCGACGGCTTCACCTTCCTCTTGGAGGTTCTTTTCAAGCACGTCCTCCATCCACGCAGCCACAGCTTTGGGGTTGCTAAGATCGACCGTCAGTTTCAGCGTAACTTCTACCGTAACCATCTTTAACTCCGTTTTTTCAGCATATGAGAGTATTCTAGCACCAATCCAATTATTTGTCAAATTTTGGGTAAAACTTGAACCAACGGAAATAGCCGGTTACCTCGCCACTTTCTCGTATAACTATGGGCTTACCTATTATCCATTGAATAGTAGATGAACCAATCAAGAATGTTGAAATCAATATCAACCAACCAAACATAGCAATTGCTATTATTGGCCAAATTATCATTCTCATTCAATTATCTGCGGCAGAGCCAAATTTGCTAAAGGGCTTGTATTACCAGTTGACTAGCCTCGGTGCCAAGTTTACTCATGTTGTTAACTAAAAGTAGATTCTAACAAAGTCACGAACCTGTCCTTTGGTAATACTATCAGGTGTGCATACGGCGATGCCAGATAATGCGTCATGGACACCAATTACATATCCTAACGCAAACGCGCGATTTACATCACTGCCATTCATAGCTTGAAGCAGTGTATGTTAGTGTCAAATTCGCCTGCAGCATACGCAACAGATGAAATAGTAAGAAGCGATGCTGCAACAAATTTTTTCATAATATTTCTGTTAAATTAAAAGTTTTGGTTTAGACTTTTTAATTCTATCTTCAAAAAATTTTTTATCTTCTTTTGAAGATTCGTTTTTACAAGAAAATTCTTTTTTTAGAGCTTGGATAATAAAATCAGATGCATTCCTTTTGTTTCTTTCTTCGGGAAATTGCTCTAAGCTCTTTTTAGTTGAGTCCACTACCTGTCTGAGTATTACGTATGTATTAGGACAGGTTGAGGGCAGCATCGCATCGGTCACTCCCATAATATAGTTAGCAGCTTCCAGCTGATTCATACTGTTCCCTGTCATTAAAATATACAGTCTTTCTCCGGTTATAAAGCCAATATTGGCGTAAGACAGGTTAGATAGTGTAATAAAACCAATACTAATGATATATTTGAGCATAAATTATATGGGGACCTAGCAATTTATTCATTACACTATACTATAATTTACTATTTTTGTCAAACTCTTTTTTCAAGTATCTGATCTACTAGACCGTAATCCAACGCTTGTTGAGCCGACATAAAACGGTCACGTTCCATATCCGATAGTAATTGGTCATATGTTTTACCTTTACTATTATGTTTTAGATAAATTTCCGTCAATGACTTTTTCATGGCTAGAATTTCTTTAACCTGAATTTCCATATCAGTAGCTTGACCACGGGCACCCCCTGAAGGTTGATGAATCATGTGGCGGGCATTGGGTAGAATAAAACGCTTTCCAGGAGCGCCTGCTTGTGCTAATAGACTACCCATACTACAAGCCTGACCCATTACAATGGTACAAACATCAGGCTTGATGAATTGCATAGTATCGTACATAGCCATACCTGCCGTTACGCTGCCACCAGGTGAATTTATGTAAAGACTGATATCCTTTTCAGGGTTTTCACTTTCCAAATACAACAATTGTGCTACAACCAAATTTGCCATTTGATCGTGAACTTCACCTTCAAGTAGAATAACTCTGTCCCTTAATAGGCGTGAATAGATATCATAGCTACGTTCGCCACGGGCTGTATTTTCCAATACGATAGGTACCAATGCCATATTTTATTCCTTTTAATTTGTATAATAGATTATACAATAAAATATGGTCTAGGTCAATAGTTTTGGTAACTTATCGGCGCTTTGTTCTGCCCACACCAGGAACGGCATCCTGAGCGGGTTTAATTGCTTTTCTGGTAGAAGGTCCACCTACAATTTTTTGTGAGGCGGTAGCCAAGTCTATGTCAGCTACGCCAACTGCTGTAGGTGCATCTGCTAGTTTTTCTTTAGCTACACCTGCACCTTTGTCGATCTTGAATGTATAGTTACCTTTGATGCCTGTACTATAGTAAGTTTTACCAGCAGATAGATAAACCCCTTTGATGCTTTCACCAGGATATACTGTATTAAACTCTTGCAGGATCCATTCTGTTTTGCCCTCTTTGGCTTTAGTATAAACTTGAACCAATGCACCGTTGTTTAGAATATCAGCGGCGGCTTTACTAAAGTCAGTTTTTTCATTTACTTCATCTGCTGCCAAATGTGCTACTACAGCAATCAAGTGATAATACATGTTCACTTGCTCTAGGTTTTCTGGCTTTTTACTATTGGCTAACTTTTTAAGATTAGGAGTAAGTTTAAGTTTGCTGATACTGTCATATGGGACAGGTGCCATAGTTTTCATAGCACGAATTTGATCCGCTTCTTGTTCATTTATGATGCCATATTTAACACCTAAAATCAATGGGGCACCTGCTTGACCTGCTGCTTTTAAATCTTTAACTAGATCAATAACTGTACCATATTTCTTTAATAGCTTTCTACCATTAGGTGTGCTTTGTAAATCGTTTACGCTATCAACTAGATTACTCACGCTAGCAGTTGCGCCCTTTCCACCTTTACTACTGATTTTTATTTCTTTGCCTTCAGGATTTGTTAGAATACTATCACTCAACCCAGCATTCTTACTATCGTCAAAGCTTGCTAAACAATTTTCAAATGTACCATCCATGAAAATTTCTGCTGCTTCTCCAGCATTACCTGTGTAGGTTCCATTGATAAGTGCTATTGGCTGTAGTATCTCGCAAAAATAATCACGGAATGCACTAAAGCTTATACTTTGAGGTGCAGGAAATACAATAGGTAACCCCTCACCCATAGCCACTTTGTGAGCTACAGCATATAGGGGATTATCTGTGCCCAATGATTTAGCAAGCTGATTCATTATCTTAGGTATACTAAGATTGAGTTTATCTATTAGTAAGTCTTGTGGCGTCAAACCTGCTTGTGTTTTTGCGGCAGCTTTACCCGCCAATCTAAAATCATCAAACTCATTAGGTACTTTATTTTGTAATGGATCTGGACTTACTTTTTCTAAATATCTTCCTACATATATAGGTCCATTAGGGCCCTGAAAAGTAGCTATAGCGAATCCACCACTTTTAGCAGTGCGTGCATTTTGCCATCGTATATTGTTTGCTTGTTGTTGAACTTGCTGAATAGCAGCATCCATTTGCTCAGATTCGTACTTACCCCCACCATCAGGATAAAATGCTATGTTATCAAATGTTATTTCTTCGCCTTTTGAATTTTTGAATATATCTCCAGGTTTCCTACCCGCTAAACCACGGCTTTCGTCTAATACAATACTTTCAAGTAAGTCTAAAATATCACGCATAATATGTATTTATCTGTTATGATTTGAAAAAGTCTTGTGTTTTGAACCAGCTCTTCATACCGTGGTATCTTTTCAAACTAATCATATGTTCGGCTAACCTGGGTCTATGGATAAAAAATGTAGGACCATGACTCATGATGGGTTCTTTACCTAATAACTTACGCTCTTCACTAATGATGTCCCATTGGTATTGATGACACATTTCGTGTGCTAATGTAGTTATCAACCATTGTCTACAAAACCATTTGTCCATCAATTTGATTCTACAATAACTGTGGGACTCGTCAGGTTTCTCTATTTCTCCAAAACATACCCCCCAATATTGTCTGCACCTTCCCTTGACTATAATTTCGGGCATGGACAACTTATTATCAAAAACGCTTTCATTTATAAGCTTATATAAATTTTCAACTTCACCAATATGAGTCCTATAACCCATTTTCTTTTGATAAGAAATATTGGGTAGTGGTTCATGCATCAGGTTTAGCAAATCTAAATTAGGCATAGTAATATTTAGTATAAAGTAAAAATAGTAGCATGTCAATACTGACAGGAAAAGTATGTTATGGTAAAAACCATAGTAAATACTATTTTACTAGGAGATAAAAATGGAATTATTTATTATGGGTGTTATTGTTTTGGTAGCTGTAGCTTATGGCATATTCTATTATTGGTCTAACCGTAAGCCTGCACAACCTGCACCAGAATCTGTTCCTTATAAAGTTGAAACTCCTGTTGTTTACACAATGGACGAAACTTTTGGTGTTACAGTTGTAACTTCTGCTGAAGAAAAATCAGCACAAGAACCTGCCAAGATGGCCAAACCTAAACTTAAAAAAGTTGATGGCGGTGCCGCAGCTAAAAGGCCAAAGGCACCTAAAGCTAAAGCATCAGGAGTAAAGTCAGGAAAACCCAAAAAACAAAAATCAACACCTAAAAAGTAATCGTGTCAGTAGGATTTGATTTAATCAGCGATTTGTATCTAGAACCTGATGATTCTTTTAATTGGGAATCTAAGGCTACCAGCCTATATTGCGTCATTGCAGGTAATATAAGCAATGATTTAAGAACTATAGAACAAACTCTAAGACATTTAGGTAGATTCTATCATGCTATCTTTTACACGCCTGGATTCTTAGAATATAAAAACATTCTTAACATACATGAAAGAACGGCTGAGATTGCCATATTATGCGATGATATAAGAGGTGTAACTATGCTTCATCATCATGTAATAATTGTGGATGGCGTGGCAGTAGTGGGGTCAAATGGCTGGTATGGATTAGAAGATAAATTCAGTATTATTGAACAAGCGCAAAATGAAGTTCATAGATATGAAGATTTAGCTTATCTTCAAGCAACTATAGAAAAACTTCAAATGCATTTAGATGTGAAAAAAATTATGATTGTAAGTAGCTCAGTTCCTAAACTACAATTATATTTTGGTGAGCATCCAAAAAGTGCGGAAGATGAAATATCATTAGATGTTATACTTTCTTCTGATACCCAAAAGAAAGTTGTCAGTTGGGCTTTTGGCACATATGAAAAAATAGTGGATACTACAATTAGTAATATCCACTATATAAATAACCCTTACCTCAAAAAACGACCTTATTGGCCTAAAAGAATATCGATCGAGGTTTAATTAGTTTCCGCTTCAATTTTAACTTGTAATGGGAAACCACTTGCTCTTGCGTCAAGTGTAACTTCAATTCCACGCTGCTCTGCGATTTCATAGGGTAGAACTGCAACCACAGCACTGCCTTGCTCATGAATATTTTTAGTGATTGCTAGGGCAGTTTCATCGTTGTAATCAAAATAATCTATAAGAGTTCCCATAACAAAGTCCATAGTGGTAACACTATCGTTGAAATAAATCACTTTGTACAAAGATGGCTCTTTTAGATTTGTTAGCGGAGCAATTTTGGGTTTAATTTCTGTTTTTGACATTTTATCTCACTTGTTAGTGGCGTGCCTTGAGACACGCCTTATTATATTATTTATTATAAGTAATCGCAATACGCTTAGGTAAATCTTGTTCAGGTACTTTTCTTTCTAGTGAAACTGAAAGAATTCCGTTAGAAACGCTGGCGTCAACTACTTCTACATATTCTGCTAGCGTAAACTCTCGTTCAAAGTCCCTTGTAGCAATATTCTTTACTAAGAATTCAACGGGAGCAGCATCAATGTCTTTGATTTTACTACCTTTGATTGTAAGAATATTTTTTTCTACTTGAATATCAATCTCACCCTCACTGAATCCAGCAACAGCTAATTCAATAGTGAATTCATTGTCACTGACTTTAATAATGTTATAAGGTGGATAAGTGCCTTGTTGTTCTGTTAGACGTTGTAGTTCATCAAACATTCGGTCAAACCCGATACCAAATTTATGTACTGATGGAATGTCTAAGGCACGTAATGTTAAAGTTTTGGTCATTTTATTCCTCCTTTTAAGCAAATAATGACATAATGTGTAGACCCGAAGCATCTACAAATTTATTTATTATACTATGTTTGCGTAAAAAATAAAGAGATTTTGTGTATCAAAACATCTTTTTGGGCAACTCTTGATCCCTAAGATATTTTTTCCATCTACGTTTAGCCTGTGCCTTTGCAAGCTTTTTCTTGATTGTAGGTTTTACATAAGCTTGACGCTCTTGTAAATCTTGTAGTAGACCTGAGTCTGCTACTTTTTTCTTGAATTGACGTAAAGCGCGATCAACATTGTCGTCCTTTACATAAACTTTGTTTCCTTGTAACTTCATAATTCCTCAAATAAATGGTTTAGGATTGAGAATTTCTTCTCTGCTTATATTTATCTTGCCAATGTTTTTTTCTACATATTTACGTACATTGAACATATGTGGCAATAAAGCTCGCTCTATCTCAGTATGCAATCCTCGGGCACCTGTTTTCAACCTCAGACATTTTTCTGCGATTTCATCAATTGCAGATTTATCTATAACTAGTTGAATATCGTCTAAACTAAACAAATACTTATATTGATCTATGTAGTTGTTTTTTACCTCAGTCAAAACTTGCACCAAATCTTCTTTAGTTAATTTATCCAAACTCACTACCGTAGTAAATCTACCAATTAGTTCAGGAATCATACCAAATTTTGTAAGATCATCAGGTGTGACATCACTTAGATCATAGTCTAATTTACTTTTTACTTCTGCTCCGAATCCAATGTTAGTACCACGCAATCTGCTTTCAACAATTTCACCTAAACCCACAAATGCTCCACCAGCAATAAACAATATGTTTTTTGTATTAATCTCAACCATATCTCCGCTGGGATGTTTTCTGCCACCTGTAGAAGGTACTCTACATGTAGTTCCTTCAACTAGTTTTAGTAATGCTTGTTGTACGCCTTCACCTGAAACGTCTCGGGTAATACTTGTTGATTCGCTTTTTCTAGCAATTTTATCAATTTCATCGATGAATACGATACCGCGTTCAGCTAATTTTGCATCACCGTTAGCCGCGTTTAATAGCATACTAATCATGCTTTCAACGTCATCACCCACATAACCTGCTTCAGTCAATGAAGTGGCATCGGCAACCACAAAAGGAACATTGAGATACTTTGCTACAGTTTTAGCTAATAATGTTTTACCTGATCCAGTAGGACCTAAAAGGAGCACATTACCTTTTTGTATTTCTAGGTCTTTTGGGGGATTGTTTATGCGCTTATAGTGATTAGTAATTGCTACGCTCAAAATCATTTTAGCATGATCTTGCCCTATTACGTGGTCATCTAAGTATTGTTTTACTAAAACGGGATCATTGACACCAGATTGAGTAGTAGAATCATCAACCTTGTCATCTTTGATGAGCGTATTACATAGGTCGATACAATCGCTGCATATAGCTACGTCATCACCTACTATAAGTTTTTTAACTACATCCTTATGGTTCCCGCAAAAAGAACAATGATTAAGTTTGTTTTCTGTCGTCATTATTATACTTATCTTTATTATGCCCTACATTAACTTTTGCTCATTTGCATTCATTTACAGATGAAATTGCAATTTCAATATGCCTCATGTTTTTAAGCAAATCCTTACTTAGGGTCACTTTAATGGTACCATCTTCGTAAGAATTACCCATCACTGCAAATCTATTACCCTCAGGTGAAATAAACCTATAAAATTCGCCAGTACTGCTGCGTTCATTCATGAACACGGGACGCCAACAACTATAATGAATAACTCTATGATTGCTATCATAAAATTTCATACTAATTCTAACCTCATTACCATAAAAGAATGAATCTCTAAAAATTAAAAAGTTATCCATATTCGTAAATGTATAGTGCCGCTTTTCACCCATGATAATAGCATTGGGACTTTTACTGATAATTACAGCTTCAGCTTGTGATTGAATCGCAGCACCGTTCAAAAAGTTATTTAGTGGATTCGTTCCATCACTAAACTTCAACAATGCCGCGTTTACTGATTGTAGCCAATTATAGTCATAACTTAGCCTATAGCCCACAGATAGTAGAGTTTTATTATCGTTAGTAACTGATAGTTTATAGGGAAACTGCTCTAGTTTGAAAGCTCGTTTGGGATAGTCATTCATCACTTCACGCAGCATTTTACCTGATTGCTCTCTTTCACGCTGAATAGTTGAGGTCTGAGCCAAATGCCTTGATGCGTCAAATGATTGAATTGAGTTGTTGGTACTGAGCAATCTATTAGATAGTTTTGTGGAACTAACCCAAACATCCATAGTAATATATACTGTGCCCGCACCATCTACTCTGTTGATTATTTTATAGTCGTCAACAAAGCCAGCACTATACACTAAAATTTCATTACGGGTTTGAATGAAGTTAGCTGTTTCGCGCTCGCTAAGAACCATTGAACCTACTTTTAGTTCAATGGCATCCCTGAACGCACTTTGCTTTGCTGCTTCGTATGTCGCACCTTTGCCCACTACCCTAAGTGGTGGCTCCACTTGAGTAGTATGGGCACAGGCAGTGAGAAGCGATACTACAAACAATAGTAGCAGTTTCATTTTTATTTAGTGCCAAATTGTTTCCTAAGACCACGTACTGCGTTTGATACGCTAGATTCCCACTTAATTGTAGTGGCTACTGTCTGGCGATCAACCACCTTTTCTTCTACAATTTGAGCGCCACGGATAATACCGTTAGCTTGTGTGCGAATTACTTCTGTAAAAGAACGTACTGTGTCGTTTGTATTTTCTCGTACAGCATAATTGGTATCCTTAGCAGCATCAGCATCAGACATTGCTACATCTTCTCCCGCACTAATACGTGTTTTCATACGATCCGCTGCCTTTTCAATGTTTTTAGCCATAGTATTTGTGACTCTGCTACTATCAATGTCTTGTTTGACAAACCGGATCAACTTGTCCAAGGCTACATCATAACTTACACGGAACGCTGTTTCACGAAGGGCATCACTTGAGCCAAATGAAGGAGCATATCCGGTTACAGTGATCGATTTGATACTAGTTTGAACGCACGTGGACTGCGTGATGCCTGTCCCCCAAAAACAATTCCATTCTACCTTAATAGAATTTCGGCTGAAATTGCTAGTTAGAGTTTGAGCGTTAACTGCTGTAATATTACCTGGCTCAATACCATCTTTGTGTGGTACAGTTGAACACCCGGCTGCGAAAAGTGCAATAGAGGCTACTAGAAGTTTAACTTTCATTTTTACTCTCCGTTAGAGTAAAGTTGATGATTGTGACATCCTATACAAACTTATATTTTATGTCAAGACCTATTTTTAAGATATTCTTCGATTTGGGCTTTTTCGTTTTCCGTCAGAAATTGGACATCCATTTCACCCTTTTCTAATTTTTGAATTAGGATTTGAATGTATTTTTCATCAAAATTTATTTTTGACTTATCCATTTCTTCCCAATCCGTACCATTGAACCTGTAAACACGATTTGGATTAATATCCGTCCTAATGTGAACATCATCTATTTGAGGATTTTTTGGGAATCCTGTGGACATCTTTTTAGGAAAATCAGCGACCAAAAACAATTCAGGATGCATTTGTTGCAATGCTTCTAGTGACATATGCTTTCCCTTGAAATTTACATACCCACCTGGCAATTCGGTATAGGCTTTTGTAGGATTTTCTTCGACTTGCAAAGTGTCGGTTGGTGCAGGTTCCTGTACGACTTTGCTTGGTTCATCGATACCTATGGGCGGATTAGGGATTTGTGGCGCATTAGCAGCAAAATGCTTGAAGGGCTTGAATAAGTATGCGTGCTTATTAATATCAAAGCTATCTTTTTCTTCTATTTCTTTTATTTGTTGTTTAACCTTTTCTTCCACTTTTAGCTCCTCAATCACTTGATTAGATGGTAAGGCGATGACTTTCTGTTTGTCCCATTCTCGGCTAGCGTTAGCCGCCAACACTAATGTCAATGCTAGGGGATCGAATACAAACACAATCAGTAATATCAGCCATCTTACAGCGCGCTCTAATGAATCTTTGTCGCCACCATCATCATAAATCAGTGCTGCAATGTATTTAATAGGGCCAACTTCTGCTTCTACTTTTCTGTATTCTGAGGCAATAGGTGCTCGTTCCTCGTTAAGCTTTGTGATGATTGCTTGTGCATCGTTTATTTCTTTTAACAACTTATTGCGTTCGGCTTGTTGCTGCCTACGAATTTGTACTGCACGTTCTGCACCTTGCTCACTTGTGCCTCTGTCAAGGCGTGCATTTACTTGTGCATCTAACTGTGATAATGCTGCGCGGGATGCAGCGATATTTTCTCTTTGTATTTTTATTTTTTCGTCTATGAGAGCTAATTTAGCTGCAATATCGCCTGTAGGTACACCTTGTTCTATATGTGCTTTTGAAAGGAAACCAAAAACACCTATACTTGTCAACAATGCTAAACCCAGTACCGCCGTGACTAGGTACAGCTTCATTGACCACTGGATCTGCTTCCAGTGTTTATGTAGCCAAACAGTAGTCACCACTTTAGCAATTTCTAATGTGCCACCCATTACTATAATGGGTATAGTGGCGGCGGCGAAAATTGCAGTCAAGCCCAGTATGCTATACCAGGCTGCTATACTGCTAAGTGCTAAAGCGGTTAGTAGGGTTAAGTTTGTAAGAGAAAAAATAGTCATAGTTATATTTAGCTATCGAAATAACTAAAAACTAAAACTATTGACTATTGTTCTTCTAACCCAAAAAGGTGTCCGTAATGACCAATAAATTCATTAAGGGGTAGAATCAATTTTTGTGGGATACCTGGCCCTGTTTGAATGTGGTATGTAACCAGGTACCCACCCCTATCTTCATCTGTCTTTTTGACTTGGACGACAGTAATAGAATTACCGTCGTCAAATTTATAAGACTTTCCTTGCAGGTCAAACATCTTTCTTCATCATATCATAAAGTTGGCTGCGAAGAATATCCAAATCAGCCTCCTCTTGAGGAGTATCATCCACATGTCCTACAGGTTTATTGCATTGAGGACACATTAGAAGGTCATCTTCTACGACACCTTCTTCACGCTTTCCCTCCCAAAGGCATTCAAAGCAAAATAATTCAGGAGTTTCTTCCTCTTTTTCTTCAACTGCCGCTACAGGATCAAACTCATCACCCACTTTGCTTGTAGGTTCGTCATCATCCCTACTTACTTGGTAAGTGACCTCATACCCACCTTTACGGTCAGTCCACCAATCATCTTCATCCAGCCAATCAAAATCTAGGTAGACACCATTATTTTCGGCATCTTCTAATAGAGTTTCTACAGTAATGTCACCTGAAACAAGTTGCTCCAAAACTTCTTTGACTTCATCCTCAGTAAAATCAGGATAGATTTCGGCAATGATATCCTCATCAACGTCGAGCCCATAACGCTTTTCTACCTGATGCCATTCACTTTTAACGATGGTTACCATTTTTTCCCTTTAATATTACTTGTTCATCATTAGTGCGGTAAAGTTTGAAGGTACTACGATAGTTTGTACCTTACCAGCTTTAATACCCTCACTGATATTCAGCATAGCCTGTGCCTGCATAAATGCGATTGAGTTTGCACTATTGTTAGCTAGTGCAGCCATACGCTCGGCTTCTTTCTTGGCAGTTTGTACTTCAATTTCTTTCTGCTTTAGTTCGTTTTTAGCGCGTACTAGATCATTGGCACTTTGAACAACTGTATCGGCAGGAACTACATTACGAATTAGAACCTGAGTGATGTTTAGGACACCATCTAGTTTTTCTTCGGCAAGATTACGAATAATCTCTTCACGAATAAAAGTTTCCATTTCGCTACGGTTGTCAGCCATGTCAAGTGCTTCGTATTTGCGAGCAGCCTTGTAAATGGCGTTACGTGCGTTTTGAACAATGTAATTGTACATTAGCAGTACATCACCACTTTTATCTAGTGCATGGAAAGCACGATTCTTTGTGGCGTATAGTTCGCTAACTTGATTGGGATTGATGTTGTATACGATTACAGCATCAAGATCCTTCATAGTCGAATTATCTTTGGCAACAGGAGTCATGTTGTCAAGTGCGACATTTACATCCTTGACTGGGAACGTAAGTACATCGCCGATAATAACTTGGTTGAATGAACCTGGCATAAGCTCGCCAGGTTTGACTTGTTTGTCAAAACCTACGCGAACACCAACTTCGCCGGTCGAAATTCTCTCGCATCCCTGAAGGGCGAACAGACCAAGAACACACATTGCTATAACTGTCTTTTTCATTACAAATGACCTCATGTTAAGTTAATGTATAAATACTATAACAGATTTAGATTAAGCTGTCAACAAAAATGTCCTTCGCGGTTCTCCCAAACCCAAGGACTCTAAACATTTTAACTTGAAAGGAAACGTATGTTCAGCCACTCTATTTATGATCTATTAATCAATGTTCAACCAAATAATCCTTTTTACGTCAAAAGGTATGTGAATTTTATAACCAAATGTTCAGAATCCGAAATCGGCGAAGACCATCACATACTACCAAGATCATTATTTCCAGAATTTTCAGATTTTTCTTTATTTCCACAAAACAGAAAAAGATTATCAGGTAAAGCTCATTATGTTGCCCATTTAATTTTATGGAAGGCATTTGGTGGAAAAATGGCAAGGGCGTTTCAAATTATGACTGTTGGGCGAGAATGTCGAATAAAAAATGGCAAAATGTACGAAAATCTTAAAAATGAACTGAGAACAATTCAGTCTCAAAAAATGTCTGTAGACAATCCTTGGACAAAAAATTCGGTAAAGACCAAAATCATTGAAAGGCATGGTGGTCTGGGATTTGCCTCGGATTCTATCAAAAGTCAGTATAAACAAACTATGTTAGAAACATACGGTGTTGATAATTTCTTTAAAGAACCATCATTCATTTCTGCTAATATCGAAAGAACTAAGCGACGATGGAAAGACCCCGATTATAATTCGAGGACCAGAAAAGCAATTAGTGATGGCCGAAAAGGGCAACCGATAGTTAGATTTTCTTGTCTTTACTGTAAAAGGATAATCCAATCAAATAATATGAAAAATCATTTTAAATGGTCTCATCCCGATTTTCCTTAAAATAGAATTACAAAAGTAATAAGAGAACCAGTAGCAAGCAGAGTGCATAAAATACTATATGCTAGGTATTTTGTCAATGTCCATTTCTCCATTCCAGATAATGAACGAAATACTTTGATACCAAAAAAGAATAACGCGAATACTGCTAAAAACGCTAAAATAATTTTAGCCATCATTTAACTCCGAAACGTTCCACAATCATGTCAACGGCTTCGGCGATGCCGTTGTTCCAGTGTACCCGCCTATCAACACCGAAAGTTTGACCATGCTGGGCGGATACGGCTGCACTAATACATTCCCTGACAATCAACTCGGCGAATTGCTGGACACAAATTTCTTCACCTCCATGCCCATAATTATGGACAGTCTGCGTCCAAAGTTCCTTAATTCGTTCGTTCATACAATGCCTTTCTACATTCAATTAGCAAATCTCGCACTTTCTCATGTTCCATGAGTTCAGGATTAAACAATCCGCCCGCTGACAAGTATTCGGTAATTCTGTCTACAAGTTCTTTGATTCTTTCGTTCATTTGTCATCCCTAAAACGTACAAAGCGGGGGAACCGTAGGGAGTATGTCCCATCCTGACTTTGAGTAATTACATCACACAGGATTTCAACTGTGCGACCAATAACCAAATTACGGTCACGATAAAGGCTATCTCGCTCATCATCGCTAAAACCAGAACCAACGTTGACGGTAATAAACTTTCCGTCGTCTTGTCCCTCACAAACAAGCGCCCCCAGTTTACCCACATTTTTTCCAGTGCCTTCGTCAACACCTACTACCTCCAGATCAACAGTAATCGTAGGCTTGTATTTCAGCCAAAACGTATTACGCTTACACTCATATGGAGCGTTTACATCCTTAATCATCACACCTTCGAATCCATCATTGACCATATCCTTACAATAGCGATGAAACTGGTCAACACCTGCCCCAGTATCCAGATCAACCATAATATGGGGCAGTAGCTCCACATTAGGCATTTGTTCGATAACGGGGCGCATACTCTCTAGGGTTTCAATACGCTGAGATAGTTGAGCATTCCAAAATCCTCGACGGAAATCCTCAATCGGGATAATGTCGAATACATTGAATACGCTATCTTCCGCCTGCACATTTTCCTTGCGACGGGCTTGACGCATCAGTTCCTGAAAGCTATTGCCAATAACTTCGCCATCAAGTACGAAACCATTCAGTAGGCTGCGGGCGAACACTTTGTTGACACCAGTAGAAGCCCTAACTAGTTCGCCAAATTTAGCCCTAACTTGCTCTTCAATGTGCGTAAAGTTTTCAAAGACTTTACCATTGCGGCTATAGCAGACGGTAGTAATTTCACCCGAATCATTGGGGATTACCATAAGAAGAACGCGCACGCCATCAAGCTTGGGTTCAAGCCGCTTGACACCTTTCATTTCGGGACGACCTTCGTTATTAGTCGCAAGCTGGCACCCAAACGTGGGGATTTCGTATTTGGATTTTTTACAGATTTTGTTGATAGTGATAGAAGAAATGCCTGCGCGAAGATCCCTACGAATAACAGGGGCACAGAACAGATTCCATTCTTCACTGTCGAACCGCTCGGACATTTCCGCAACCGCATCACGGGCGGCGTTGCCAGTTAGCTTGCGCTCATATAGTTGGAGCAGCAGGTCATTGAATTCTTCCCAGGGATTCTCAGCGTCAACGATCCCCACAGTAGTCGGCACTTGCCTGACATTGAAGGTGATGAAAGGATTGTAGCAGGCATGTGCTAGCGACAGAAACACCTGTGAGTTAACGCTACCCAGCGTTGCAGCCTCAAGGGCTTGACGGATAACATCCTCTTTATGGAGGCGGCTGTCACTTTCGTTTAGTTTTTTGATCCAAGATGCGGACATTTTTTAGTCTCTCAATATGCGTGATAGATAACCAGATAATCGACTTTGGGAACGTCACCCATCGGTCGATAGTATTTTACTTCGCCATCGTAGCCATCTTCATCGTACAGAACATCATGGGGACCAACTTGAACGAAACGAACGACCTTACCAGTGTGATGGCTGACTACGAGGAATTGCTCGGGCATACCCATGTATTCTGACACGAGGCGAAGCGATTTAGTACCTTTGTGGTAATCACACTTGCTCAGGTCGATGCTGGGAAGTTCCTTCTCCCGTTTAGCTTGCGCTCGCACGATGCTGGGGATGTTAGTACGAAGGGCAGCAGCCATTTCTTCAGTCATTTGACGGGCGCGAGCAGCTTCATACTTGCGATCAGTAGCACTACGACGGGACCACATACTTAAAACCCCTAAAATTTCAGCGTATAGCGTATTATAGCACAGTGGGGAATTATTGTCAAGCCGGCAGCCGATAAGTGAAACCTTGGCTAGTCATGACCTTAACGATGTTTTCCTTGGACCAGTCATTCTCAATCAGGGCAAGTTCCTTGCGATTGACAAGCCTGGGCTTGTGGACCTTGACGCTAATGAAAGTTTTGCGATATTCGATAAAAATTTCTTCGGCGCGCACAAAGAGTCCCAGAGCCATTTTCAGCCGCTCGGCGCGGACTTTTTGCTTTTCCGTGTACAGTGAACTATTGACGGCACTACGTATACGGGCGTCACGCTGGGCGAACCAAGCATACTGACCTGCCGATTTATGTTCCGTTTCCAGTTGCCGCATTTCGCTTTCCCGTTTATCGACTGTATATTCCTATTATACAGGAAATGGGATTTATTGTCAAATTTTTAACCTTTATGTTTATAAACTGAAACTATCCATCCTTTATCAATCCAGGTTTTTAATTTTCGACCTGTTTCAATGTTTAACCAAACTTTATTAGGCTCGCGCAAACTTATGGCAAAATTAACTATGCTTTTAGTTGAATAATAATCCATAGGGCCCCTATTTTTTAATTCATTCAATATAGTTCTTGTTTCATATGTTTTTTTAAGAGTTTTATCAAAAACTTCGTCTATGACGAAGGGATTTACCATATATATTACCCTTTGTGATTTGTCCTAGTAAGTTCCATATTATTTCCTTTTAAATAAATATCACTAAAATTCAAACAACCCTGTATCAGCAGGAACCAACCTACGACTAGGGCTTACTTTTTTATGGTGCCCGTGTTTAAAAGTAACCAAAGTATGACACATTTTACACAAAATTTCAATATTATTTTCCTGCCTATTATTATTATCTCCATCTATATGGTTTATATCCAATGTTACTGGATCTAAAATAAGCCTAGATACACAAACAAACCCATAATGTCCATCTTTGTTTGAGCATCCCTGCTCCATTTTCCAAGCATCAACTTCACTTTTTCTATGCGTTCTATGCGCCGAGCAAACCTGTTTATTTTGTTTACCCCTATGTAAACCCACTGTATTAAAACAATTTGGCATGGAGCATTTCAAGTGTATAAGAGTAGCCATACTCAATCTTTCAACTTATAAAAAAATTTAGTTTCTAAACTGACTCACCTGCCAGTCTAACCTTTTAAGAGGTCACTCAAGTTTTATTCTCCAATCTGCTTTTCCTCAGATAAGATGTTGAACACTTCCATTTCGGCAATAATTGACTCTGCTTCTTCAATGTTTGAAATTAGTTTCTGTAGTTTTTCTTTTGTTTCTTTGAGGGCTGCGGGCCTAATACTGCGAACAAATTGACTAGTGACAACCATTTTCTTCAGATTACATTCGGCACCGACTGCTGACATTTTGTTTATGTCGCACCCATCAGTATAGGTGGTTTTATATCCATTCAAGAAGGCAAGCTCCTCAATAGATACTTCACACAATACCCGCTGACTATCCACTTTAGCAATAACCTTCATTTGGTTTCCTCTTTATTTTGTTCATGTTTTAGGATTTCAACTAACCTACGATTACGCGCATCCTGCTCCTTACGCTCGCGCTTTTTAGAATCAGACACTTTGAGCATTGTATCATAATCTCGGGCCCATTGTAGACCACGGAGCCAAGCATCTACGTCGCCTAATGTACCCGTAAATAATTGGGCGTCGCGGCTATAGATTGGTAACGCATCATTATCAATAGGAACTAAACTGAAATAATCAGCATCAGCCCCATGATGTTTTGGGTATGTAAATTTGAAACCCAATTTATTGGCTAGTTCTTCTACCTTTTGAATTTCACGGTAGGTATTGAAACCAACATTTTTATTAAATCCTGGATCATATCTATACATTTCTTCACCAACTTGAATTGTAAAATACTCGTTTACGGAATAGAAAAATTTGTTCTTTAGCGTCTAGGCAAAATTGGATATCTTCTTGATTATAATAATAGCAGTGCCATTTATTTTTAGGATCATTGATATGGTCTTGTAAGCGTTGAATGTCATTCCAAGTCAGTTCAAGTTCTACTCCATTGAAAATTTCGCCCCAATGAGGATCTTTTACGGCTCCAGGTCTGCCCTTTTCATCCCAAAGGTTATGCATCCACTCCTGTAGTTTATGGTGTTTTCGCCAATATTGAATTTCATGGTGTTTAGGAAAGGTGGATACATACTCACCTGTCTTTTTATCCCACTTAGCATTTTCCCACCATTTAGCACGAACACCTGGCTCACTAGCCGAATACCCGTATGCGTCAAGACCCATTTTGATTTACCAGCTTGAATTGTAAAAAATTCTAAGACCTAAAAATAGTTCAGTTTTAGCGTTGATACAGAATTCTACATCATAATCGGAATAAAAGTCATCTTGAGGTGAACCAAAAGCTCCAAAGTTTAAACCAAAAGCTAGACCTGATCTCCAGTTATTTCTGAGCCTACCTTCTTTGATGTCCAATTCTAGTCGTTTGATATCGTCCCAAAGCAATTCTAATTCATCACCATTGAAGTCACCTGTACCACCTTTTTCAAAGTACAGCTTCATCATCCATTGATGTAAATTAGAGTGTTTGTTCCAATGTGCGATTATTCGGGGTGGGTCCATGTTTGGGTTTACGAAGCGGCTCAGGTCATTGTCCCAAGTACCCGTAGCCTCATACTCTCTACGATAATGAGGTCTTGGTGCGACATAAACCCATGATTCTAGTCCCATCCATTATTTATTGTTTCAGCAGTTCCATGATATATTCTGGGGCGGGAAATGCTTCCTTCTTAGTACCAAACCTTGCCGCTTGAGAATTCATCTTTTGGGCACAACCCAGACAGATCCAAGACTTGGTAGGAAAGTGGTAGAAGGTTGCTTTAGGCTGAACTTTACTCCTGATCGCTACGCAGCGTAGGTTGACGCAGGTACCGTTCTCTTCTCCTGTGATTACTGAAAGCACACGGTCAGCAAAAATCCTGCTCATTAGATGACCTTGACTCGGTTGAGTTGCGTGGTGTTGTCGCGGTGAGCTTTCACCGTGCCTTGAATCTTGAGCGTAGTGCCCGCAGCCACTTGCTTTTTGTAAGCGAAGAACACGGGCTGATCCTGATCGGTGATTGCCGTCAGAAAGAACACACCCCATTGCTGGCTGAACACAGCCTTAGTGACTTCGACGCTAGCAGTAACCTTGTCACCCACCTTGCCGATGAGTCCGCCCCTGGCGAAGTTGACTTTAGCGTCAGCCTGATCGCGGGCGACTGCCCTACGATGGCAGCTGGGCAGAGCCGCAGCAACCGCAACATCGTAGTTGCCAGTAACTTCCTCTTTGTTGGCGATGAGCATAGCCGTGTTGTCGAACTCCGACAGCCTGACACCCTTGAGGATCTTGAAGGTAAAAGAGTGATAATATTTGCGGACTGCTTCACCCGCATCGCGATCGGCCTGCGTGATGACCGTATTATCTTCCAGAGCCTTGAACATCAGTTCACGGTTCGTGGCGACAATGTTGCCGAGACTGTCAGTAGAAAATTTGACATAGTTTCCACCGTTGATGCGGTCCGCGTAGCACGCAGCAGCGAAAACAACATCAGTGGAGTAAGTGACTTGCGGTTGACGATTACGCTTTGCCATTGCTATTTCCTAGTGATTTCAGACTATACCCATATTATAACAGAATGGGCATTTAATGTCAATACCAGGGTTTCCTAGAAAGGAGCACACTAGCTAGTTTTCTAGCTATGACATTATGAAATTCTTCCTTAGGAATTCCTGTAATAGTGAAATATTCTTCGATCAACTTGTCTCTAAGCACGGCATATTTACTAAAACTTACGCTTAATGCTCTTTCTGGACCTGATTTCATTTCTGACAAAAAATGAGAAAATATTTCATCCTTAATGTCGGAGGTAAGCATTTGTTTTTCCTTTGGCTCAACCTTTCAGGAGAGCTTCGCACTGATCGTCGGTTAGACTGGACATGAATTGGCGGTAAGGCCTAGTAGCTAGGGGGTAAGGTAAATCAGTTGCGATGAAAGTATAGCGTTTTGTTTTGTTGTCTTTCATCCTAGTGAGGTCTACATACAGAACTTTTCCCTCAACCGAAATCTTATATTTAAATTTAGTCATTAGAGGTTCAAAAGACCAAAGAAATTCATTATTACAGAACTCTTCATAGGTTGGCATACAATCCAATTTTAGGACATTTTTTTCACAAAATGCCCACCACTGCTCTCTAGTCATGATTACGAATTGATAGTTTCAAAGGGTGAATAGACTTCTTTCATTTTTAGCTTTTCATAGGACATGATTTTAGCCAAACAATCAGGAAGACCTTGCTTTTTAAATTCTTCAACAAGACGATGATATTCATTCCAATCAATTTGATTCATCATTTTGCTCCTTATCATGTATATATTTAGGTCTTGGCATAAAAGCCGTCATAACACTAAAGTATGCTACACACAAAAAGATTACTGTTTCGTATAGAAAGTCAAACCATTCCCAAAACATCATGCTACTTCCTTTTTGGGTTCTTTGCTGACACGATAGCCGTGTTGTTTGAGGACCCACTTCATGTCCTCGATCACATGATCGGGTAGCGTTTCCTTGTATTTGGCGGCATAACCCGTGTTGTATTTCACTACCACGACCTGTGGATCATCGGCATGAGCGCAACTTACCACCGTAGCAGCATTACAGTAAACACCCCTAACTTCACCGTCACGGTAAGTATGCGCGGGAATGTCGACCGGTTTGCCTCGTTGCGATTCGAGGACAGCGTAGTACAGATTTTCGCCAAACTTGGGGTCATCCTTGATGGCGCTGAGAGCGTCATTCATGACCACGATAGCAGTATTGTAACCCATGATTATTCCCAACCCTTGTTGGCGTGCTTCGGCTTGCGCTGATAAGCCATCTTCGACTTCTCCGTACGGGGCTTGAAGGGCAGTTCCCGATCGAACAGGACTTGATGGTTACGCGACTTGCTGCGCTTGACTTCAAACTGGAGGAATTCACGCTTCATTTCAAAAACTCGCTATTAGTGATTACGATAAAAAGATTATAACAGAAAGGGTATTTATTGTCAAACTTTGGGAAAATATTAGACCAGTTCCCCAGTTTCATCGTTGACACATCCATGGTAGACTGCCTTCTCGGCGCCGGCTGCAAATTCATTGAATGATGTAATCCAATTATCTGCGGCCCACTTATTATCAAACTCTCGTTCCATCAGGACCTTCGCCAGGTTAGGCTCGCCGAGTTCTACGGGATGGACATAGACAATGTGAAAGAATTTGGTCATTTCAAAAATCCGTTTCTTCAGTGTATAAGTGTATTATAGCACCAAACCTATTTATTGTCAAGCCAAAGTCAATTTGACTTCAACGACTTCCATAATGCAAGTTTTTTCGGTGTATGTGTCACGAATGTAGGCAGCTATATCGGGCTTGGTTGAGTTAACGCATTGGTCAATATATGCTTGAATATTAGGATGATAATACTTGTTGTCAATAGCCCAAATATTATATTGCTGACCGCTTTTCGCATCCTTGAACATAGCCTTCATAGCTTTTTCAGCATTGGCTCGGGATACGAACAGTGCCGCAGTTTGCATGTCCATGCTGAATGAACGGACTTTGTGGCCAGTACAAAATGCACCTGTTTCTGTCTCACGAATCACGAACATTCAGGGCTCCTCTAATCAATCAATACAAGTATTATAGCACCAAACCGATTTATTGTCAATAGTCTTTGAAGTTACCCATTTCCTCGTTATACTCCCAACCCGCCTTGTAGGCGTCATACTCAGGGGTACCTGGTACAGGGATAATCTCTTCGCTTTGGTAAGTCTTGCCTACGAAGTAGTGGGGGCGGAAATCACGACGGTAGTACGAATCCGCAGAACCACGGTCGAAGGGACCACCGTGACGGGTATCATACTGAACACCATTGCGGGTAACAAAAACAGCAGCCATGTTTATCACCTAATGATTTACTATAACCGTATTATAGCAGAATAGGGATTTGTTGTCAAATAAAGGTAGTTAGTCACCTATATCCCAGGCTTTTGAGGAATACTTGGGCTTTCTTTTATACTGATCCTTGGTTTTAACCAACTTCATCTTGGGAAAGTCGTCGTCTTTATAGTTTTGGTTATTTTTCTTTTTTGTAGGAATAAAATTGCGCTTCATAATTTCAAGAAAGTTTTACTAAAAGTTGTTTCATTTCCTCTAATAGAGGATCCCACCTACCATCACCCCTTTGTCTAAACAGTTTCATGCATGAATAAAAGGGACTGTCGGTTCTATTTAGGAACCATCTCCAATCGCAGCCATAATCAGCAAGCATAACCCAAGTTGGGATTCCTAGAGAACCTGCTAAATGCGCTGTTACAGTATCAACGGTTACTACTAAATCTAAATTAGCAATCAATGCTGCGTTATCTTCAAAATCTGTAAGTTCCGCAGAAAAATCCCTAATACCGTTTTCTGACATAATTATTTTTTCTTCAGGTGTAACATCATAGGCTACATTTACCAACTCAACATTAGGTAAATTTAGTATCAGCATGTCTTGTAAAGGCACTCTGCGAAATTTAGTAATGAATGCTACCTTGGTGCCACTCCATGTAATACCCACCCTTAATTTAGATTTTGGCCCTAATTTTTTGTACCATTTTTCAATAGCAGATTGACTTACATCCAAATACTTTTGTGGATAAGGAATAGCATTAATAGTAGTATTGAAAATTTCAGGTAACGACATTAGTGGCACATGATAGTCAAAATAGGGCAAGTTATTTTGTGCTACCACATTTACATTAGGAAAATTATAAGCAAAGAATTTTACAAGTTGAGGTCTTACTGCAAATACTACCTTTGCCCCCAACTCTTCTACTAATTTTATATACCTACAAAATTGTATGTGATCTCCAAATCCCTGCTCACCATATACCAGTATAGTTTTATCTTTGATGTCCTGACTACCATCGTATTCAATGCCAGGTAATTGTGGTTTGAAAGATGAAGTAGCGTTGAAATACCAACGTGAATCATAATGTTCCCAAGCCTTATCAAACTCGCCCATTGTCAAATAGCATACTGATAGATTCAGTTTAATTTGTTCGTCTGTATCATTCAACCTAATAGCGGTTTGTAAAAATGGCACAGCCAAATCAGGCCTTCCAAATTCTCTTAAAGAATTGGCATAGTTGGAATATGCTACACCGTGTGTAGGGTCGATAACGAATGCCATAGCAAAATCTCGCATGGCTTCTTTGTACTTGCCAATAGTGCGATATACAGCACCCCTACCTATATAACTTTCTGCGTATTCCTGTGAAATAGGATATTCAAAACTTTTGATAGCACTTTCGTAATCACCTAATTGATTGCAGGCTAACCCATGATTATGCCAAACAGTAGTATTATCTTTAATATAAGTCAGAATTTTTTCGTAACAAGCTTTTGCTTCAGCAAACCTACCGCTCAGGTAATGAGTATTACCTTCTTCATAAATGGGAGTAAAATCAATCATACTGATATTTATCGGGTGCTACTCATCCTAAATGAATTTTCACACCTTCTTTATAGCTCAAACGCTACACTCTTGATTGATTTTACCGTAAAACTACGCCAGCCTTTTTTCTCTAAATCATAGACGGCTAGAGTATCTAGGTTTTCTTTTTTCTGTCGTTTAGGCTCACTACTTTCTTCTACGATTTGTGGGATCATTTCATAGTTGGTAGTGCATAGCATTGTACGTTCAGTACCATCCTTTTTAGTAAAGACTACTGTGATTTTATTTTTAGCCAATAGTCCCCTAAGCCAATCACGCATTTCAACCCAATCGCTATCTGTCCATGTACTTGTATCTGCGGGTAGCATTTTATTCCTCGTCAGGATTGTTGCGTTTAGCTTCTGCATCTTCACGGGTTGTGAAAGCATTTTTCATTTTTACTTCTTTTGTCCAAGATTTTAGATAATCATTATCTTGGTCAAAGATGTTTAGTGCTTCATCTTCACTAACTACACGATGAGAAACAATAGTTTCGCCCAAATGCTTCTGGCTAAATTCTTTTGCTTCTTCGCAAGTAACAGTATCCAATGCCCAGTCTTTTTTACCTAAAGGTACTTCAACCATATAGCGCATACGAAACTGACTAACAGTTTCAACCAGTACCCATTCTGTTTCTTCGGCTTTTTTCAAAGTAAAACTCCCATTTTCATTGTCAATCCATTTTAGTGTATCACCTTCTTTCCAGCCAACTTCTTGTAGAACTTCTTCAGGAAATTCGATGAATGCGTCACCCTCAGGCGTTTCTTGAACTTCAATAGTATGCTTTTTCATGTTGATTATCCTATCAATAATAAATTATGTTGTCAAATTATTCGGCATCCTCTTCATCATCTAAATCATTTACGCTGGTATGCTCATCGCAAGCTACGTAAATCCATCCCCCACCTCTAACTTTGCCTGGCTTACCGCATTCTTGACAAGTAACGGCTGTCATGCTTTCGGCCATTGCGATAAGCCCATCGATGTAATCATCACTGTAATTGGTATAAAATCTCAATGTGCCAAATTTTTCTTTAACCTGAACAGCTTGAATTTTAGCCATTCGGGGCTGAATCATGGGCAGCTTACCTTGCTCTGCTTGTACGATATCATCGTCAACGTATTTGTATGTGTGTTCTGTAACATTTCCATTAAACGCATGAAACCTAAGCAATGCTAATTTATCACCTTTTAAGGCGCGCCTAATTGCGCGTTGGTGACGAAGATTTCTAGCACGTTGCTTTCGTTTCCAATCTACATGATGCTGAATTTGGTGGCATAGTTTATCCAAAATAGTATACCAACCATCTCCAGTTTCAATGCCCCAGCACATTGCCGTTTGGGTCATTGGCAATTTTCGTTGGGCAAAGATTTTAGGATACTTTTCAAAAAGTTTTCGTTCTAATTCAGGGCTCATTATTCAACTCCAAAATCTTTCTTGGTTTTGTAAATGGCAAAATCAAGGTCACCCTCACAATTTTCCATAATAGCCAAGCACTCTTTTACAATCAACTCGGCGAATCTTTCCAAAGTCTTTTCTTTAGCACCGTTGTCATCATCGTCAGGACCAACTTCCTTGATAGCCTGCTCAGAGAGTTCTTGAATTCTTTCGTTCATTCTTCGACTCCAAAAAAATGGTCTTCGATGTGCCGAGCAATCTGCTCCTGTGTTATCTTCTGTCCAAATTCTGTCATTCGCACAGTCCAAGCACATTCCTTGACGATCAACTCGGCGAACTTTTCCAAATCTACCGTAGCAGGATCGATATAGTTCGGGGGCGGCGGAAGGAAATATCCGCGGAAAGCCTTATAGTTAGGATGGCCGCCAGCCTGTTCGGCAAGTTCTCGAATTCGTTCGTTCATCATTCACCTCCCTTTAGCAGGAACTTGTTGCTGATAGCCTTGAACGACACTTCGCGCTCGTTACACTTGAACACGATACCTTCGCGCTCCATGCCACCCCAAGTAGCCACACCTTCAGCCCACTTTAGAATATGATCCACATTACAGACTTCCAGCACTTCATCCGACTTTAGCACAGGGACGTGCTTGATGTCAAGCGATTTGGCAAGATCCCGCCGCTCTGTGGGGTTCAGGTACCTACCCATATCAAGGTCGTAAATATCGAAGAGGTAGAAGTCCTGACCCTTGATCTTGTACCGATTCTTCTGAATACCCTCACCTACAATCTCGCCTTGTAGAGCCAGATTGCGACCAGTGCTGCGAATCTTTTCAATCAGACGATTTTGGATCGCGACCCGCCACAGGCTGTTGTCGGCATTCTCTTTCAGGTTCAGGTTACGGCTGCACACTCCCGAATCATCGCCCATGACGTAAACCGTCATTGACGACCCATCAAGTTTCTCAGTGACTTCCCACGAAAGTTTTTCAGCCTTCCATTCCTCAAGCTCGGCAGTCAGGTTCTGAATACGCTCCTGATCGGTCTTGGGGATGAAGCCAGGGAACACTCCGCGAACCTCACCCGCAAGCTGGGCAGGAACAGGCGGCTCGTACTTGACGATGCCGAGGAGATCGGATACGTCGTCACCTTCTTCTACGTTAACTTCGGAGCCGTTTGCTAATACTAATACATATTTCATCATATGTCCTTGTTTAGTTTGTAGTATAACACTAACCCGATTTATTGTCAACCACGATAGTTGCAGTAGATTTCGACAATAATTTACGTTTTAATTATAACTTTACATTCTTCCAAAATAGACACCACTGGTCATCGGTCAGTGTATTATACATTACTTGATAGTTGGTTACATTTATTTCCCGTAACCATTCTCTAAATTTTCTTAACTTTAACAAATCAACAATTTCATACATCTTCATTTTTTTAGTCTGCAAAATGTCAATTACTTGTTGTTTTTGTTCTAGAGAGAATTCAACATACCTAGGATTCTTATTGCCTTTCCAGTTGTTACTTCGTTTTGCCTTTTCTACTTTAGCAATTTCTTCTCCATACAATTCCTCATATGTTTTACCTTGCCTTGCTACACTAATTTTTCTACTAGTCTCGGCTGTGTGCTTTTTTCCAGTGAAGGCTCCGACTTGACCTTTCTTCCATTTGGTATACTCTGGAGGACTAATGCCTTTTTCTTTATTAGTGTTGCTAATTTTCTCGGCTATGATTCTTTTTTCATCAGTAGTCTTATTTGCTTCTCTAATACTAGCAGCAATTGACATTTTTCTTTTTGCTGACTCAGTTTTTTTAACTCCGGTACGAGACTTCGCCTGTTGCTCCCATAACTTCTGTTTATCAACATCTCTCCAAAATTCAAGGGTATTTCCCCCATCGCCACCGGGGGTCATATTATATCCATCAGGAACCAATGTGTTTAACTTTGACACCCAAAACGTTTCTTTATCGTTCGCTTCCTGCCTAGTCACATTGCCCAAATCTTCTAATAGAATTAATTCAAAATTTTCAATTCCGTGATAATTCATAGAATCATATAGACGGCGATTACATTTATTTTGTGCCGCCTTCTTGTGATTTAAAAATCTGTTTTGATAATTTTTCGATTTTCCGACATAAGATTTTCCAGTAATCTTGTTTAGGATTTGATATATCTGCATAATAGTGTCCCTGTAGTTTAACTGTAAATAGTCACTATTATTTATACCACTATTCGGTCATTCAACTCTTTTAAGTGGGAGGAGTAATCCTTGTGAGGTGACTCCACGAAGCTTGACCGTGCGAAGTCGCTCGCCTTTGACACCATTGAACTCACGGGGCTCTTGTCCTTTACTCAGGAACGGAGCCAGTTCATGCGGCACAAAACTATCAATTTCCAAGTACACCGCAAGGTCGCCTACATTGTACTCGCCTTTTTTGACGACTACTTGCCACCCACCAACCACCGCACATTCGATGGCATCCGCACCTTCGATAGGACGAATGTCGTCAATTTTTCTGATCGTTGCCATTTTACGCATTTCTATTTCCTCAATCAATCACGCACATAACGCGGAGCCACTTTTTGAAGTCTTTTTGCTTCCAGACTCCAGTCTTGACCCACTCGTAAATCTTTTCTACCTCAATACTGGCGATTTGGTCATTAGTCAGCAAAGTAGGATGCTTGATATCGTCGGCTTTAATGCCCTTGTTTTGAATCCGTTTCTCAATAAGTTCTTGGTGCGTCATAGCCGATATCTCAGTGTATGTGTGTATTTTACACCCAAATCCATTTATTGTCAAATCAGTGGGCACGGATGTAAACACCAGCCAAGGTCCTAATAGCGTCAGCGCGGCGAACAGGATCGATGGTAATCTTCTCTACTTTACCCAAAGCCATGCTATCGTGAAGATCCTTTGCTTCTTTTAGACCCATACCCGTTACAGTACGGATAGCCTTGATGCCCTCGACACGGGGCACATGGGTTCGGTACATAGTCATGTCTAACTGAATAGTAAGACGGTCATTGTACTCGCCTGTCAGCATAGCAAAAAAAATCTTGCCCTTGATGTCAGGGTCGAGTGTGCTAGCAATCGTGTCCCAAAGTTTCATACCTTCTTCACTACCATATGCCTCGGTAATGGCACGCATAAAATGCATGCCAGACCTAAGGATTTCCTGTTCATAGTCTGGTGGGATTGGCATATTACAGTCCCAGAAGTTTCAGTTCTTCAGCAGTCAGAGTATTACGCACCTTTTCCATAGCTTGGCGCCTGACTTGATATTGGCGTTCGGCTTCAGCCTTTTTGGCGTAATACTCTGCCACTACACCTTCGATAGTTTCAAACTGCCAAACATAATCAGGTTGATATTCTTCGGGAAGCGTGACATAAAGTTTTGCTTCCACTGGGTAGTGGACTTCACCCTTGAACAGATATGTGAGGTGCCCAAGCCGTTCGACACTAAAATTCTCAGGCTCAACAACATCCAGCTTACCAAATTCATACAACAGGGCGGCGAAGCGTTCAGGGTAGCTGGCCCGAAACTCATTCCAAGCGCCTTGCTTAGCCATCACTTCCAGTGCCTGCTTTTCCGCTTTAGTCATCTTTGCCATTTCATTACCTCACTTAAACGTGTTCAGAGCCGGGCTGTACGCCTTGATTAGCGCAGTCTCGCGAACATGCGCTTCTTTCTTACCACGCACAACCTCAACCAGACCATACTCAAACGCCTCAGCACCATACTCGCGAAGCGACTGCGACAGAGCCCAAACCTTGTTCTCAGCCAGAGCCCGTTGATAGTGCTTCTGCATCCTACGGTGAAGAGTGCGCTTGACCGAACCACGATAGCCCAGCACAGTCAGACCGATGTACTGCTCGCCAGTGACCCGATTCGTAATCACGTAGATAACGTGATTCCTGTCAGTCCTGCGCTTGCGTGCTTTCTCATTCATCATACCCATATTATAGCAGAATGGGCATTTATTGTCAAATTATCGGGGCCGACTCCGGGGGACAATGGTCCCTTCGGATTCCACGACGGTAACTGCACCTGTGGGGATATATTCCACAGCGTCGATACAGCCAGCCCACATACTGCGGCACTCGCGACCATCGAAGTCCTCACGGCCTCCGTGGACGCCATAAGCCTGAATCGGAAGTTCGCCAGTGACAAAAGTACGCGATTCCACGTAGTAGCCGTTGATTTCTTTCATGCTTGCCTCTTGATCTACAATACCCGTATTATAGCAGGATTGGTATTATTTGTCAAGTATGCTCAACCCGCTTAATCCCAGCCATTTTTATCGCATGTTGACAAATTTTACAGGGTTTAGCCAGAGCAGGCTTACCATCTTTAGTAAAGCGAGTAATCACTAACTTGTACGCCCGCTCCCAATTCTTAGCCTTGACCAGTGCGTCAATCTCGGCGTGCAGAAAAATCTTATAGTCCTCACCCACCGCCTGAGCCGATTTAGCTTGAAGCGGATGAGTTTTGACGTAGGAATTCTTGCCGATAGAAAGGATCTTGCCTTTTTTATCGTAAAGAATAGCCGTAATGTTCTGCTTTTGATTCATAGCCCATAGTATAACAAATGGGCTATTTATTGTCAAGTTTTGGCAATAGCTGACTTTAGGATGAAGTCTAATTGGTCACTAACATCCTGCTCCCAGGGTAAATTGTTGTAGGCAGCGTTCTCTAATAATTTGGGATCCACATTTCTATATTGCTTACCCATCCATATGTGGGTGCCGTCCCTCATGACACTAAGCTTACCTGTATGCACCTGATGGACATGTATCAATTCATGTACTACAGGCTTGATAATTTCTTTGGGAGAAAGAACGGTACTTATCCTAAATCTGTTCTTGAATCTGCCCGATAACAATGTTTCACCATATACATTGGGAGCCAAGTTAGCAAATTCGATTTCAATTTCATTAGGTAAAACAATGACTTGTGCTACATTCTCACACAATTTTGTGGCTACCTTTTCTTGGTCAGGTAGCCATGTATTACCTTGATAAATGAATCTTACTTTCAATGTATAGTTTCACCCAAAGAAGAATTTAGATAAGTTTCTACCTCATCCTTCAAATCTTCTTCAGTAAAGCCCATTTCACCTAAGATTTGGATTAGTGTAATGAATAATGCGTGAGTGGCAGAACCATCAATATAATTATCATCTGTGTTATTTTCTTCAAAATCTTCTAAAAGAGGAATCATTTTATTTTTTATAAAATTACAAGCAATCATTATGCTGTAGTCATATTCCCAAGCTTCGCGATCTTCGTCGGCGATTAATTCATCTACTATTTTTGACATATCCCCTCCCTTAGGTTTGAAAAGATATTACATTTATTTATCTACTAAAGAATGAAAAAAAATACTAAATGATAAATACAGATAACAATCTTTTAGGAGAACAATAATGAATTTACAAGGAATGACTTTTACAGGTGGATTTACTTTACAACAACCGCCTCCTCCTCCAACAGGTCAACAAGCTTATACAACAGCAGGTACATATAGTTGGACTGCACCTGAGGGTGTTACTAGCGTTTGTGTTGTATGTGTAGGTGGGGGTGGCCGGGGGCGCCGTGCCGGCGGTGGTGGTGGTGGCCTAGGTTGGAAAAATAATATATCGGTTACCCCGGGGCAAAGCTATACTGTGGTTGTAGGTGCAGCAGGAACTGCACCTGTAAATAGCAGCCCGACCACGCCTGTAGCTAACGGTGGTAATAGTTATTTTATAAGTACCGCTGTTGTCCTTGGCGCGGGCGGGGGTACTCCTCCAGGCGCGCTCGGCTCGTCCACCAATGTTGGACAGTCCGGAGGAGTTTTTGTGGGTGATGGAGGCGGTAACGGAGGGTCTAGTACCGCGAGCCAGGGATGGGGTGGCGGTGGCGGTGGTGCTGGCGGCTACTCAGGAAATGGTGGCAATGCAAATACTCTTTTTGGAGCTAATGGCTCAGGTGGTGGTGGCGGTGGTGGTGCTGGCCACTCCAACGAGGACAGTAACGATAACAAGCGTAAAGGTGGTGCTGGAGGCGGTGTTGGAATTCTAGGTGAGGGTACAAGCGGTGCTGGTGCACCAAGCACTACTTTCGGTGGAGACGGTGGTTCGGGTGGTTCTGGTGGAACTAATGGTACTCCAGCTGACGTTACCTTTGGTGGCACTGGTGGAACATATGGTGGCGGTGGCGGTGGTGCTAACGATGACTCAGCCGGTGGCGCGGCTGGTAGTGGCGCGGTTCGCATCATTTGGGGTGACAATCGTGCATTCCCAAGCACTAATACTGCTGGCGTATAATCAGGCTTTATAGCCAAAAAATGGGGCCAATTAAGGCCCCATTTTCATTTCACCCTTTATCAGATATAGTAACCCCGATACTACATTTATCGCCAAATAATACTAAAATACAGTTATAATGATAAATAGTTGTAGCATTATTTTAGGAGAACAAACATGAACTTGCAAGGAATAACTATTTCAGGTGGGATTGCATTATCTCCACCTCCCACACCCCCTAACCCTTCTATGGTTTTAACTGTAGATGTTCCTTCTAGTACACCTTACGGCACCAGAGTAATTCGGCTACCTGCTAATGGCACATGTAATTGTGTTATAAATTGGGGGGACGGCACAACTACATCAAGGGTAGGAACTTTCTCACCACTTGGTGATAGCGTTTCTAAAACATACGCAAGTACAGGAACTTACACCATAACTATAACAGGCACCATGACTAATTATGGGGATCCTTTTAT